GTTGCACCTTGTCTTTTTAATTCAAAGTTAAAAGAATCCTGCATTTTAAATTCTACATGTGATTATTACAATGCTAGAAAGGATACACTTACATCTAAATTTGGAATTTTAAATTATAGCATGTTTATGTCTCTCCCAGAGCATGTAAAACGTAGACAATATATTATATGCGATGAAGCTTCTGAATTAGAAGATGAACTCGTTAAAAGATTTAGTAGAACATTAAATTATAAAATTCTAAGGAGACTTGGTTACAAACCAACCGATCTTCCAGTAGAAAATTATCAAAAGTTTCGTATTTGGTTGGAGTCCTTGAAGATTAATCTTGGAGGCGAAGTTGAAGAACTAAAGAAGAATTTGAATAAGAAGAAAAAGGGTTCATTTCTAGATACAGATGTTCAACGATATAAATTGTATAGTAATCTTCATGCACAAATTAAAGTAACTTTAGATACATGGGAAGATTGTGAATATGTAATCGAACATGATCTTGAAGGTGTAACTTTGAAACCTTTAAGGGTTGATAAACTATCTGATAGTATTTTTAGATATGGTGATAAAGTTTTGTTAATGTCTGCAACAATTATTGATCCTGCAAACTTTGCAAAAACTTTAGGGATTAAAACTTTCAAATACATTGAAGTTGATTCTGGATTTGATCCAGCAAATGCTCCCATCTATGTTACCGTTGGTAATAAGATGAATTATAAAAATCTTAAAGAAAAGCTTCCAGCTATTATTCATAATACTTTAAAGATTTGTGATTATCATAAAAATCATAAAGGAATCATCCATACCCATACAATGGAGATAACTCAATATTTGAAAGATCGTACTAATGATCCTCGGTTTTTATTCCGGATCGATGGTCAGAATAACGAACAAATCATTAAACAACATTTGGAGTCGAAAGAACCAACCATTCTTGTTAGTCCTTCCATGGCATTTGGTGTTGATTTGAAAGAAGATCTTGCTAGGTTCCAGATTCTAATGAAGGCAGCATACATGCCTATGGGTGATGAACGCATCAAGAGATTGATGAAAGATGATCCGGAATGGTACATGAATAAGATGTTAAACAGTCTGATTCAGGCATGTGGTAGGGGTGTTAGAACAAAAGCAGATAAGTGTGTAACATATATTCTAGACGGCACCATTACAGATGCAGTCTTGCGTTCTTCCAAGAAATTACCAAAATATTTCCTAAAGAGATTTGTTTAGTTCGTTACTAAATATTAGTAATGTACAAAAAGGGTTTTTATTTTGAACTTCATGATCTATTACTACAGTTCGTAGCTGCTATGGATGATGTTGTTATTTCACGATTCAATAAAAATCGAGAAGAGCAACAGCAAATCAAGGTAAGGTATGTAAATGCTCCAGTCGAAAGAGTAATGAATGACATTGTGAATAAATCACAAAATGTTACTCTTCCTGTAATTGCTGTAAGTATTTCATCTCTTGCGAGAGATGAAAGTAGGGTATTCAACAAGATTGAAGGATTCTACAACCCCATCATTAGATCTGGAGGACCAGATAGTTCATCGGTGAGAACACCCATGCCAGTTCCTGTCAATCTTGGAGTAAACTTATCCATATTGACAAACTATCAAACTGATATGGATCAGATATTATCGAATTTTATTCCATATTCTAATCCTTATATCATAATTTCATGGAAAGTTCCTGAAGAATTTGGGTTACCAGATATAACAGAAATAAGATCCGAAGTATTATGGAGCGGTACAATTAATCCAGAATATCCTATAGAATTAGAATCGAATGCAAAACCAAGATTCGTAGCAACTACTGAATTTACCATTAAGGGGTGGATATTCCCAGCAGTTGATACCGATTTTTCAAAGAACATATATTTCATAAATTCTAATTTTCATACTACTAATAAGATAAATTTGTCATATGATTCATATGTTGCTTTATCTGCTGATAGTACTTCTGTAGATGTTATATCTATATCTGCGGCTCCTTTATTGACGAACATCTATCATATAAAGGATTATAATTCATATCCCGTCCAGTTGCTCAGTAGTTGTACGGTTCAAGATAAAGGTAAGAGAGGTATCAATTTTAATATACTGGGACAAATGTTACAGTATACTACAAATATACTAATAAGTAGCAATACACCTAATATATATGAAAACTTAACTTCTTTTGGGTTTACATATTATCCTACCGTGAGTGGTTATTTAGTTCCTCCGTCATATTATACGGTCATGGGTGAGAATCTAATCCATATGAAACTTCCTCCGTTAACTGGTGAAGGAAGGATAAATTTGGTTGTAGTTAATCCAGTTGGGTGGAAAGACACAAATTCGATAAATACATGGATTACCTATCTTTCTAGTTAAAAGTAGCTAAATAAATTCATGGCTAATGAATTTAATGGATCAAGCTCTTTCAGACAAGAGTTGATGAATTATATATCTTCGAAACTACCTTATGGTGGTGTAGATGTATCTAAGATGGCTGAAAATCTCAATCCGAAGTACAAATACTTCGAAGATACAGGGATGAAGCGATCTGAAGTTCTTTCTCGTCATTCAGTTTCCCAAAATTTTGATTATAATAGCGAAAACGTAGGTCAAATAAGTACCGATAAACGGTACAGTGAGATTATGTATGCCAATATCCAGAAGGATAAATTGGCAAGAGTTCGTGATTATAGAATCATGTCTGCTTTCTCGGAAGTCGCAAATGCATTGGATGAAATATGTGATGAGATAATTAATATAGATTCTCACACTTCAAGTTGTTTAAAAATAAAATATAAAAACATAAATCTATCAGATTTCCAAAAACAAACATTGGAAAAGGAATTTTATAAGTATACCAATTATTTTGATTTCGAACATAAGGGATGGTCGTATTTCAGACAATTGTTAGTTGAAGGTGAAGTATATTGGGAACATATCATCCATAAAGATTATGTGGATGAAGGCATTTTAGGGATAGTTCAGGTGCCTACCGAGTTAATTGATCCTGTATTTTCTAATGTACAAAATGTAATGGTCAAAGGGTATTTGTATCGTAAACCCAAGTTTGATCTAAACAATCCATTAAAACAAGTTGGTGTGGATTTTGTCCCGATGGACAAGAATCAAATTACATATGTACATTCGGACGTATGGAATGAAAGTAAAACGATGAGACTTCCTTTTTTGGAAAATGCTCGTAGAGCATATCGTCAGTTAAGCATGATCGAAGACTCGATTGTAATTTATCGTTTGGCTCGTGCTACCGAACGTCTAGTTTTCAACGTGGACGTTGGCAATATGCCAGCACCAAAAGCAGAAGCATATCTTCGAAAATTAATTACAAATTACTGGTCAACAAAAACTTACGATCCAGATCAAGGTGGAATCGTACAGAAATTCAAACCACAATCTATTCTAGATAACTTCTGGTTTGCAAAACGTGCAGGATCTGAAGGTACTTCCGTAACACAATTAGCAGGTGCAGCAAATTTAGGAGAACTAACAGATTTGATGTACTTCGTAAAGAAGTTATACCAATCATTGAAAGTTCCTACTACTCGTCTTGATCCTCAAGATGCATTCAGAGATGGTGCAGACATGCTTCGTGAAGAATTGAAGTTTGCTCGTTTTATCATCCGTCTGCAACAAATCTTTGCTGGTGGATTGAAGAACGGGTTCATAACACATCTACAATTAAAGGGGATGTGGAAAGAATATGAATTAAAAGAAGAATCTATCCAAGTCGAATTTAATGTTCCTACCAATTTCTATGAACTTCGTGAAAGTCAAAAATTAGAATTGAAGGTTCAAAACTTTGGTTCTCTAGTAAGTAACGAATCCATATCTCCAACTTTTGCACAAAAACGCTACCTTGGCTGGAATGATATTGATATTAAAGCCAATCGTGAATTCTTGCGTAAAGATAAAGAACTTCGTTGGGAATTGACTCAGATTGAGAACATGGGACCAAATTGGAAAGATATGTTAGCTGCTCAAGCCGAAGCTGGTGGGGAAGCTGGTGGTGCTGGTGGACCACCTCCCGGTGGTGGAGGTGGGGGAGGAATGATGGGTGGAATGGGTGGAGGAGCAGGAGCACCACCTCCCGGTGGAGCAGAAGGTGAAGCACCTCCTCCAGAAGGAGCAGAAGGTGGAGCACAACCCCCAGAACCAGCAGCAGGTGGAGCACCTCCACCACCTCCAGCATAAATAACTAAATGAAAGTATCATTTAGGAGTTTCTTTTTTGAATCTTCTTCTGTTGATGATTTATATTTTAAAGCAATAGAAGAAGATAATATGGATATGGCTGATATGCTAGTAAAGCAAGAAGCCAAGAAAAAGGGTTATCATGTAGGTCCAGTTTATCATGGAACGCAAAAAGTATTTCATGGACATAAGTTTGATTTATCCAGAACT